GAATGAGTCATGGGAGGAGACCTTACGCCGGATGTTGCCTGATCTATTGCTTTATGACGCAGGAACTCTTATAAAGATATTCCCGAAGTCAGTATACGACAAAGACGGAATACTCAAAGAACAACAGGGTGATGACGGAAAACCGACAAAAATCACACCTGTGGAATTGAGCGCACGTGACGGACGATCGTTCTTAAAGGATACTGACTTATACGGTGTAACAAATCGTTATTTCCAATACAGTTGGATAGCACCAAACGCAAAGCCAATTATGTTCGCTAATGAGGAGATTGTTTATTTAATGCAACGTCCACAGTCTCGATCACCGTACGGAATTGCGAACTTAGAAATTATCATGGATGTTGTCGATTATTTAACGGCATCTATAGATGCACAAAGATCTTATTATGAAAATAATTTCCCGATTTCCGGTCAGATTGATCACCCGGATATTGTGGATCCGGACGAATTACTAAAACGTGCACAGATGTATAAGGAGACTTTGAAGGGGGAATCTAACACTGGAAAGTGGCTTATCACATCCGGAGGTACTAAGGTAACGCCGCTTCAGATATCTGCACAGAATATGCAATGGTTAGAATCGTCGGAATTTTTCAATAAACTGGTATTTGCCGTATTTAAGATCAACCAGTCAGAATTAGGTTTTACTGGAGACGTAAACCGTGCTACAGGCGTAGTCCAATCGCAGATCTACAAAGCGAAAGGTGTACAATCAGTATTAAGATTATTAGAGGAGTATATAAATCGTGAGATTATATGGAAACACTTCCACGAGGATGTGAAATTCCAGTTTGATAGGTCGCTCGATCTTGCAGACCAGAAACAGCAAGCAGATATTGACCATTTAGAGATCACAGATGGTACTAGTACGATTAATGAGATCCGTGCGCGTGATGGTAAGGAACTATACGGAGATGAAGAGTTTAATGCGCCGTTCGCGACTATGGTAATGCAGCAAAAGATCATGATGGGTGGTGAAGAGGAGCCCGAAGAGGAAGAGGAAGGTGGATTTGGTGGTTGGGGCGGCGAAGAGGAGCAACCAGCGGAAATGCCCGAAGAGGCAGAAACACCCGAAGAGAAGGCTACACCTAATACTACCGAGAAGATAGAAACTCTTACGAAGGCGGTTATGGCTGAGATTTCAATGGGTGAACCCGGGGCGGCGTTTATTCCGGAAGTGTGGGATACTAAGACCAAGAAAAAGAAAAAGAAGGAAGAAGAGGATGATGAAGAGGATACTATTAAGTCTCTCGATACTTGGTCCGAAACTACACAGAAACAGATTGTGAAGGATATAGAACGTCTTTATAAGGAAAAATAAATATGACTATAGAGATAAATCTCCAAAAACTTGAAAAGGGTACTAAAAAGGAATGGAAAACAGTAACCCGTGGTGGAAAGATGTTTAGACAACGTTTTATAACAGGTAAAAAAGATACTACGAAAGCTATAACCGATTTTGAGGCAAAAATCAGAGATCAAGATTACGAAACCAGTGGTGTGTTTGATGATACTGGTAATATGATATTTGAAAAGAGTGGTGAAAAAGATAACGTCAAATTTACGAAAGAGGAGATTGTCAAATTTGAAGGGATGACACTTACACATAATCATCCTCAAGGTGACTCGTTTTCTCCGATGGACTTAAATTTTGCGTGTGCAGCGAAGATGAAAGCAATACGGGTTACATGTCGCGGTAACAATAAATCGTTTATGTTACGAACGAAAGACGGAGCAAATTTCAAACCGGAGTTGTGGCATGATAATAACGAGACTGGTGTTGAGGGATTAGGTTTTATAGTGTCCACTTATAATGACGACGTTAGGGGTGATTTCGAAGCAAAAATATATGATGGTAGGATGACGGTTGCCGAAGCGGAAGGTTCACACTGGGAGGAAGTTTGGAAACGTGTTACCGAAAATGATGATAGAATTATATGTGAAGAGGTATAATTATGGAAGAATTATTAATGCTCGATGATAGAATTTTTAATAAAAAGATTTATACTAATTCTGAAAAACAACACGATAATGGTAAGAAAGATGATCGAAATAAATCTCCAAAAACTTGAAAAGGGTACTAAAAAGGAGTGGAAAACAGTTACTCGTGCCGGAAAGACGTTTAAACAACGATTCCATACTGGTAAGAAAGAGAAACCGACAACGGAAAATTTTACAATGAGTGTTGTATCTGATATAGCACCGGAAGGTATGGATAAACGTGATTTTATGAATTCACTGGGTTGGGATTTTGAACATTCTCAATTCTTTGATTCGTATATTCCTACTGATGCGCACGTTTGTATCGAAGATGGAAAGGCAATGGCACTTACCGATTTTTATATAAATCACAAACATGAGATGAGTATCGGATTATTGGAAGTCAATCCAACCCAACAACGGAAGGGTAAAGGTGTGGAGACGATGAAGGAAATAGTCTCATACGCACTCGCGCAAGACGTAGAACTCATAAAGTTGGATTCGATGGATGCTAATAGTGATAAGTTTTATGACTTTTTGGGAATGGAAAAAATGGGACAAATCTTGATGACAAGTTATAAAGGTGATAAGGAATGGATGCAACAGTTCATGAATACGAAATAAACCTCGAAGAAGCCCGTAAATATGATCCTCTTGTGGGAAAAACGGAGGAGGAAGAGGGTAACTAATGGTAGTGGAAAAGAGAGGTAATAAGTGGTGTACCATCCATTGTCACGGTGCAGATAAGGGTAAAGTTATATCCTGTTTCGATACTAAAGAAGCCGCTATGGCACAGCATCGGGCGATTGAAGCCAGTAAACACGTCAAAAAGATTGAGATAAATCTCGGGGAATTATCTAAAATACGTGGTACTCATAGTGGATGGATAGATGTAAAACGTGGGAGTAAAACATTTAAAAGATGGCAACGTATTGGAACAAAGACAACTTCTATAACACAAGATATATCTAAACCAAATCCTGAAATTATAGAGGTTTTGGAAGCTGCGCATAAATATAGTATTGATATGGCATTTGGTAAACCTGAAGGAGTTGTAGAATTTGATGTTGATTCTGGCGATTTTACATTTCAACCTGGAGACTATAATGACTGGAGTACGGGTGAGTCAGTACCCACAAAACCTGATCCTGTTAAATTTCGTGTAGAGGGAAACAATATTAGGCGTCTTAATGATGGATTTTGTATTACAGTCCCTGAAAAGGAAATTGATAATCCTAATGCGTATGAAAAATTACTTCATTATTTAGATGACAAATGGGGTAGAAGGGGTAGTACACATAAGATTTTTAAGCAAGATCATAGTGAATATGAAAATAATATAAAGAAACTTGATGAGTTCGTTCCTGAATATGAAGATGTTTTCGAGGAAGGATCAGGTAAATATAGTAAGAACATGGATCTTAAAACATGCTCAAATACACCTATTACAACTGATCATTTTGTTCCGATTCTGTGGTATGGTGGTAACCATGATGATACGGCATTAGTAGGTGAGGCTACCCAAAGTGTATTTACTGGTAATTATGATGAAAATAATGTGATCCAGCAGCAGATACCGTTAATGATAGAAGGTGCCAAAAAGATTAATGCAAAGTATGGTACTGATGTCATTTATCGAGGTGAAACTAATATAAATAGCGCAAGAGATATATTATTACAAATTGATGAATTTGGTGATGCTGAATTAGCTGACAAACTATTTAGTTGTACAGAAAATGAGAAACTTGGAAAATGGTATGCAGCAACACATGATCAATTAACTGCTCAAGGTACACGAAATAAGACTAATGTGATGTTGAGAATACCACGTGAAAAGTTTGCTGATAATGTTATAATGGATCATAGATTAACAGAAAGTGCATTTAATCCTGAAGAAGAAGTAACCATAGTAGGTAATGATATATCTCTTACAGGTGATGACGTGATGATTAATGCAATTACACCAAAGTGTAAAAATAAAAAATGGATGTCATTTACTCAATTTAAGTCAGAGGGTGGAATAACAGAAGATTTTGTAAACCAAATAAGGTGAGTATGATGGAACGAAGAAAAATAGATATTTCAGACGAAGAAGGAAGAACAAGAATCACACGTGATAACTTAAACATAATTGATGAAATGACAGATGAAGAAGCAAAATCTGTATTTGGGTGAATTATGACACAAGATCAAACTATGGAATTACTTATGTGGATTACAGTATCAATATTAGTATTATCTGTGGTGTATTTATAATGACTGAAGAATTATATATCTCCGATCATACTCATGAGTATGAATTTAAGATTGGAGATAAATCTGGATTTTTTACGGAAAATAGTATGATAGATTTTTATGATGAAGATGATGAATTCAGAATGCGTATTGATCCGACAGATCTCGTTGTAATAAGTGCCATATATAGTACTGTAATGTCAGAATGGCATAAATATGATAAATATGATAAAGAGGACCAACGATGATCGAAATCGATACGGAAGATCTTACAAAATCCACAAAACATTACAAGGATGTCAGGTACACCCGGGGCGGAAATGTCTTTACACGTCGGCAACTTGTGGGATCTGAAATAAAGACACAGTGGAACACTAAAATTAATGATGTAAGTGCTGAGATGGTTACACAGGCACAACGGGGACAATATTCCCCAACTAAGGCATCAGGACTTAAAGAGATGGCGAAACAAGCCGATCGGTTGTTAGAGATCTCGAAATTTCTATACGATGTGAAGAAACAGGCTGAAGATAATAAAAAATAATAGAGGTAATATAAAATGATAGATATGAAAGATAAACATCCGATTGTGGAAATGTTTCCGTCACACAACGGACCGGACTATAAGACTGCGATATCTGAACAGAGATTTGAAGGATATTCGTTAATTAATAAGTTTACGTATTGTATGGATGTGGACACAGGACCATTCCGTGTGCTCGCGAATAATATGGATATGGTATATTGGATTGCATCTGAGAGACAAATGCATGTTGTATGTACGAGTGCACAGGATAGTATAACGGGTACGGGTGTAAGGGCGGTACTCATCGAGTATCTGAACGAAGCCGCCGAACTAAAGACTGAGTACCTTGAACTTGAAGCGGACCAGCATACAACTACGGTCGCAACGGATATATTCCGTGTTGAAAATCTGACAGCTGTCAAATATGGATCTGGTGGATCATTGAATGGTGCAGTAGGGACTATTACACTTGAGAACACCGCTGAGACAGAGGTTTATGCCCAAATAAGTCAATATAAGACACATTCTGAGAGTTGTATCCATTGGATACGCCCGGGTTATAGATCTATCTTTTCTGAAGTCAAAATAGAATCTGCTACGGAGGCAGCTGGTGTTTACGTTGGTATATTTGGAACGTTTGACTATTCGGGGTACGGTGGAGATACTAATGTGGTAGTACAGGCTTGTGGTGTCGGTGTTTCATGGGGTAACATTGCGGTGATCGCGATAGATCCACACTTCGGACTATACAATTATTCAGACGAAATTCAGGCAGTATTCTTTGCAGCAAAATCCAAAAGTGCAAGTTCGAATCTACAGGCGTCCGCATCTTTCGTGTTATACGAGTTTGAAAACGATTTCACGGTATGATATAATGGTACAGTGGAACGGGGTAATATAAATGATAGATATGAAAGATAAACACCCTCTCGTATCGATGTTTCCATCAAGGAATGGACCGGACTATAAGACTGCGATATCAGAGGGTAGATTCGAAGGATATTTACTAATTAATAAGTTTGCGTATACTGAGGAGATTTCCCCGGGGCCGTTCAAAGTACTATCTAATAATAATGATATAATTCATTGGATCACGTCTGAGAGACAAATGAAAGTGATTGCGGATGGTGTGGAAGATTGTATTACAGGTACAGGTATGCGATCGATCTTGATTACTTATTTAAACGAGGCTTGTGAATTAAAAATGGAATATCTCGATCTCGCAGTTGGTGGAACAACTCTTACAGTGGCTACCGACATATTCCGAATCGAGAATGTACAGGCAGGAAGATATGGTTCTGGTGCATCGATAAGTGGTGCAACTGATATAATTCAGATTACAAATCTCGCGGAGGACGAACTATATGCACAGATATCACAATATTCAACCGCGTCAGAAAGTGCGATTCATTGGATCAGACCCGGATACCGAACAGTGTTTTCGGAAGTAAAAGTAGAATCAAGTGCGGATAAAGGCGTTTTTGTGGGTATTTTTGCTTCGTTCGACTTTTCTGGATTTGGTGGTGAGAGTGCCGTGGCGGTACAATGTTGTGGAATAGAAATTGGTGGAGGTAACGTTGCTATCATAGCTATTGATCCACACGTTGGACTATTTAATAATACAAATGTAATACAGTGTGCTTATTTGGCATGTACATCTCGTTCTGGTATACCCAACTTACAGGGATCTGGTTCGTTCGTGGTATACGAGTTTGAGAACGATTTCACGGTATGATATAATAATTTTAAATAAAAGGAGAATAATATGAACATAAAAAATATTTTACATATAATAATAGTAATAATGATAGTATTGTTGATATCAGGATCAGCAGCAAATTGTGCAACGAATGAGATTACACTTAGTGATACCGATATCGATCTAAGTACGGGGAGATCCGTAAATGTAACTTTGATGGTTATGAATGCATCTGAAATAGCAGGTGTACAGACAACCATAAATTATGATCCGAATGTAATTAATATTACAAACGGAATAGATGGTCCGGATTTTGATTACGGAACATTTTTCGATTACAGAATTCCTGGACAACTTAGTGTATATGCTATTATGTCAAATGATGTTAAATCAGGAAATCTCTTCGTTGGAAATATAACGATAAAAGCAGTTGGCTATCAATATGACGATAGTACTATAACATTTAATACTACTGTCGGTTGTGATAACTCTGGATATTATGAACAGTTCACTAATATTGATGGATTTATAACATTGACGTGTCCTGGACCGAGTGTATTTAATCCATTAGTGGATCATGCGATTCCGACGGATACTGATGACAATCCAATGTGGGGTGAGACAGCAACGTTATCAGTAGATTGTTATATCGCAGGTGAGGATGGTATTGAATCTGCTATGATAGATCTATCACAGTTGGGTGGAGACGTTGCGGTACCTATGGAACTGGTGACGAATGAGACAAATTGGGTTGTAACGGCAAGTGTGGAAATCACCGCTCCAGCTTCAACAATCCCCGGTGATTATGTATTCCCAATTACGGTAACTACATACGAAGGTGGTGTTACAGTATTTGATAGTAAAGCACTTACTGTATTGTGTAATGGTGATATTACTGGAGATGGTACTACTACACCTGAAGATGCTATGACATTAATAAAGTCATTATTGGGTATACCCGGATATCATATAGATTCTGTATATTCGGCGGAAGTGACGGGTGAAGGAGACATTAATGTGGCAGACGTGGTTCTATTACTTAATCATGGATTTTCACCGGAAACGTTTGTGTTGAGATAAATCAATGTGTAAAGATTGTGATAATTTATATCACAATCTTTACATATTAAGAGGACTAATATTATATGATAAATATAAATGAAATAAGAATTAGATCATTAGTCGGAATTATAAGTATGTCTGTAGTAATGATTTTACTAAATATACATGATATTGAAGTGTTGTTAGGTTACATGGTGGCATGTACAGCAGCAATTTTATTGGATAAAGATGTACCAAAACCGGGGGTGTGATTATGCCGTTATCATCGGCAATCATACTCCTGGATAATATAATATTATCTACTAGTATGAAAGATCCACGACGTGATGAATTACTTGTAGTGCGTAATATTATGGTTAATTTCGTCGATAATATTGTGAAGGAAGTGTAATAAATGGTAGAAAGGAGTAATAAAATTCTTGTTGTCGATGATAATTCGGCATATCAGAGATTGGTGTTGGAATCCATGAAGGATCAGGGTGACGGTTCACTTACGGATCATATCCTCTTTGCAGAAAATGGTGAAGAGGCACTGAAATTATATGCTGAATACTATCCAATTCTAACTCTTATGGATGTGAAGATGCCAAAACGGGATGGAACTGAAATAGCTATGGATATAAGAAAAATTGATGCCAATGCATCAATTATGTTTTTAACTAATTTCCCAAAGGATCCTAAGGCGATGGAGGTTGTAGCGAAACATGTAGTTATGGGATCGATCGATAAGAATTATGGTACTAATTTAGTAGCAAGTATGATAGGATTCGTAATAAAAATTGCGAGGGTTGCGATGTGAATAGACTAAGATTAGGACTGGGAGAAATAATCGATTTCTATGACGGATTGGATTTTGACCTTGCATGTAAACAGGCAGAGAAATTAACGAAAGAGGAGTATTACAATGTCGATGATGAATGATAAGGTATTTTTAAAGAAACTTCAAGAGTTCCAGGAAATGTTTAGTCTTCACTTTGGAGTTGCGTCTCTAGTCGTTGATGATGAAGGAAATGCATTAACAAAACCGACGGGATTCACAAATTTCTGTAAAATGATCAGATCTACCGAGAAAGGTGGTAAATTGTGCCGAGATTCTAAAAAGAACCTATTTGATAAGGTTGCAGACGGAGAGGCACACACGTACCATTGTAGTATATTTGATGAACTTGCGGATTCGATCTTGCCTATTATGGATGGTGATGAGGTCGTAGCCTGTGTAGCCGTGGGACAAAAGCGAGTAGCGGATATTACACGCGAGCGAGTAACAGAGGTCGCTAATGATATCGGGCTTGACCCGGATGAATTTTGGCAGGCATATCTCGAAGTCCCGTACGGTACAATGGAAGAGTTTGAACGTGGCGTATATTTCTTAAATAATACAATTGGGATTATAATGGCGAAGCGGACGCAGGATGTGGAACTCGCTGAAAGTAACGATAAATTATTGAAATTCATTAATATAACGGCACACGATCTCCGAGAGGATTTAGGTATTATTGTAGGATATTGTGAATTATTGCATGGTCGATATAGTGATGTGTTAGATCCGGATGCTAAAGATTTCGTAGATTATATATATGACAATTCAATTTCTCTAAAAAATACGGCACAACGGTTAATGAACGCTGCGCGCGGTGATAAATATACATAAAAGTTTATAATGGGAGAATTATACAATGATTGAGATTGAGATAGATATTATAGAATTAGAAAAATATCGTACTCTTGGTGCTAAAAATAAGAAAAAGAAGGTATCTAAATCTAAAAAATCACTAAAAGACATTATCAGTGAAAGTTTTAGTTATAAAAAGGATAAACCGGAAAAGGAAAAGTTCCCGTGGGAATCAGACATCCCAGTTTCGAAAGTACCTGGAATGTATAGTGTTAAGTGATTTAAGGTGAGAAAATGGATGAGAAGTTAGAAAAAATGAGTGTTATAACGGGTTTCATCTCGAAATTGCTTGATAGTCTACATATCAAGGATTTCCGGACGTTACTTATAGGTAGTACGATATCAGCACTTACATCTTCTCACGAAAATACTAATGTAGAGTATGGTTTTAGAGAAACTAAACCTGATCCTGAGGCTATATCTTATTTAGAGACACGTGCGATCATTCTTTCAGAAAAAACAGCTTCACGCATTGAGGGAGACCTCAAATTTGAATTGTTAGAGGGCTTAAAAGCCAGTGAAAGTATAGATCAAATGACGGAACGGATTGGGAAAGTCTTTAAAGCCGGAACGCCACGGTGGCAATTAGAGAGAATCGCCAGAAGTGAGATCATCGATTCCCAGAATGCGGGTAGATTATCGGCATATAAGGCATCTAATGTAGTTAAATACAAGATGTGGGTTACTGGAAAGGGTGTGCGAGTATGTGCATTGTGTAAGAGACTTAATGGACAAATACAACCTTTAGATAAGTCATTCGTTGACCCGGAAGATCCGAGTAAAACATGGATGCATCCGATCGCACACCCGAACGGACGTTGTTCCACAGTACCATTACGAAGATTACCCGACGATGTGGTAAAGATCAGTGGACAGATGTATGATGCGTCACGTGTGACGAAGATTGAGTTACCATCAGATTTATTTAAATCCCGAAAAAAGAGGAAAGCATGGGTTGTAAGGTTTGCAAACGGTCATGCCATACAATGCTTTGAAGATGAGGATGATGCGGATCATTTTATATCCACAAGTAATAAAAAGGACGTTGGATGGTTTGATTTCGTCGGTAAAACATACCGGGAATTGAAGCCCGGGTGGAAAATTAACAAAAGTGGGACGAAGATAACATTTAAAACTGATGGCGAGAGTAGAAAGAACGTTAAAAAACTCGAAATAGAGACTTTACAACTTAAAAAATTCAATAAGGAAGGTTTAATCCGTAAAAAAGTCCCGGTTCATCGATTAGGTAAAGAACCGACGATGGAATACCGATATGTTAAAGCTGAAAATCTACAACTCGAGGTTAAAGATGATATCACAAAATCTGAAGATGTTTCAAAAATTGATCGCAGCCAGTATGACTGGTCGGGATGCAATTAAAACTATGGTATCGGCTAAAAATGACTTTAATTATATAAAAACTAATTTAAAGCAATATCAAGACAGTATAGTCGATATTATAATGTGTGACTTGGGGGATATTATAACTGATGACATAAAACGATCGTTAGGTATTGTCGAATTTGTGGAGTGTGATATACGATCTTATAATAAAGGTAATGTAATAGGACTTATGGAATTCAATACAAGAAGTATCTACCACGAGGTAGGGCATTGTATAGAGGCGAAAAACAAAGTTATCCATCGTAAATGTGTAGAATTTCTTGATAAACGTACGTATGCAAAACCTACATTCAAACTAAGGGATTACTATTACTACGTTGATGAACGATACGGAGAAGAGATAGCACAACCCGGAGGATTTATCGCGGTATACGCCGGCAAACGTGTAGAATATGATGCCATGACAGAAATATTATCTGTTGGATTAGAATACTTTAATACAAATGATAATATATTGAAATTTTATGATTATGACCGTGAACACTTCGAGTTCATATTAAATATAATATGTGGTAAATATAATGAATGATAATATAGTGAAATCGATAAGATGGCATAAAGAACAGTTATCAAAATTGTTATCTGATGATGAATTTAGTAAGTTAGAATGTGAACTTAATTATATTCTTACAAAAGCTAAAAAGCAAGTTTGGGTTAAACCTACACCAACTAGAAAAGGACATTATAGGAATGTAAAATCTAAAGATGTGGATAAAAAGGCTAAAGAACCATGGCAAGTACCTGTGGAAAAATTTGTTGATGATTATATTAAATCTAAAAAATTAAATTATAAAACATCTAAAGAAAGTGATATGGAATATAATATAAAATTGATGAATGCCCAGAATGACGCTGTCGGTATACATGCAAAAGCTATAAAAGAAGCTGTTGCAAGTGGTAAGAATGTACCTAAACAGGTTCTAAAGGATTATCCAAATGCATAATGAGGTGAATAAATGACAAAAGGAAAACCGAAACGTGACGGGTCCGGACATGGGACGCGTGATAATTACAACCGTGGAGGGTGTCACGATGGAGAATGTGATGTACCCGAAGTAATACGGCGTAATTATCGAAATAAAAATAAGTAAGGTGATAGTATGCCAGAGGGCGAGAAAGAAAAGATGACAGCTCAAAATTTTGACGAAGATGACTATAAATCGAAACTCATCGATCAAGATTATTCAGAAGTTACGGCTGGAATGCTTGCGACAAAAAAGAAAGAAGAGCTTAACAAAATGGAATCTGAATTAAACGGTGACGAAATATCAATGATCAGATGGCATCGGGATCAGGTAATGAAACTTTTAGGTGGAGATGATTTATCTAAAATACTTTATATAGATGAACTTTAAGGAGATAATTATTAATGAATGCTAATATTATAAAATCTATAGAATGGCATAGAGATCAGTTGGAAAAGTTGGTATCTCATGATGACTTTTATAGATTAGAAATCGAGTTGGATAGTATGATTGAAAAAGCCGAAAAAGGTCAACGTACCGAACTAAGACAAGTAAAACGCGGTGGTAAGGTATTTCAACGGAAAACCAGAGTTGGCGTAAAAGAAACAGATGGTAAATCATTTTGGAGAGGTACTGACTTAAAACGTAGGTTTGATGCCGAAGAGTTAGATCCGGACTCATTAGATTATGCAAAATCTTGTGCATATAGAAAAGTTGATAAAATGCGCGGTAAGAATAAGACTTTTGGTATGGCGTATATTAAATATGTGGAAGGTAAAGGTCCAGAACCCACTTTCGTAGAAAGTGGGATTAGTATCTCTGCTGCAAATAAGATAAGAAATGGTTTGACTTCATATAAAAATCAAGTAACTGGTGAAAAACCTTCGGTTGGAGTAATTTCATAATATATTTAATATGGAGGTTAATATAAATGGAGGAAGATTTTGAGTATGTTTTACAACTTGAAAAACTTGAGAGTACTGATCCTAATCGACTTATAATCGCCGGTATGGCATCTTCGGGTGATCTTGATCACGACGGAGAACGCATAGATATTGATTCACTACGTGGGCAATTCGATAAATACATGAAGAACCCCGTTATACGCTTTATGCACGGAAAGGACGGTAGAAACCCGGATGCAATTGGAAAGGTCATCCCAGAGTATACGGACACTAAAGGTAAAGTGTGGAAGACGGAATTTCGGAATAACGGACCTTTTATCATAGCGGAAATATCTAATGCAGACGATGTAAAGTCTATCCGGACTAAAATTATAGAAAAGAATCTACGTGGGTTGAGTATAGGCGGTCGAGCGAAACGTACTAAAGTCTATGATCCGAATTTAGATAAAGACGTAAATAATATTACGGTACTTCGCTGGAATGAGACGTCTGTAGTGGATTTGCCAGCGAACCCGGTCGGGTTTTTTGAAGTGCTAAAGTCTGTGTGTATGGGTCCAAATTGTCCACTTAATGACGGTGAGGAATCGATCGAAAAGGCAGGAAAACCAATGGAAGAATTGACACCTGAGAATTATAACGAAGATGAAATATATCGTGGTCTCATCAAACAGGGTTATCGCGAGGATGAAGCTAAAGTTATAATGTATGAGATATTACGTAACGTTAATAATACTGTATACGATAAAGAACATGAAAGAGACGAAGTTTATCATACATTTCTGTCATTAGGTTATACTGAAGAAGCTGCAATGGAACGATCAAAATCAGTATTAGATGGAATTAATATAAAGAAATCTATAGATTATAAGGAAATAAATTCCGAAATGCAGGATTATATAGAGAAACTTGAATTAAAAATACAAGATATGAGATTTATATATGATAACATGACGGAAGAACCGGTAGAAATCGAAAAAGCCGAAAGTGACGGACGACCGTCAAAATCGTGGATGGACAATTGTCTTTCCACAATGAGGCACGTTAAGGACGTTGACGATCCCGGTGCACTGTGTGGATGGCTTTGGTATCACGGAGAGGACGCCGGATTTGCGGCGCAACGTAAAGGTGTAGGGAAATCAGAGACAGTCGAAATTGATTTATCTGAATTGATATGAATCGGACAGATTAGTATCTGTCGCCAATGACCCATAGTGTGAGGCATTATGAATATAAATATATACATTTCCACAAAATAAAATACTGTGGAGGTGGGCTAAAAGGAGGCTAAATTATGGAAGAAGATAGTGATAACGGTATAGTCCGGCTCGAAATTCCGGAATTGGAGAAGTTTATTTCTGACACGGTAACACGAATGGCAGAAGAAAGTGAAACTGTTGAGAAACTGGATGACTATGACAGATTGCTCAAAGAGACTGTTGAGATGAGAAAAAAGATTGAGGAACTCGAGGCAAAGGTCACAGCACAGGCGAAAACACTTGCTGCGCAGCCACAAACGACCATGAAGGCGGAAGATGAACCGGATGGAGTTGAGGATGAAGATGAGGACAAGGACAAGAAGAAGTCATTCCCACCAAAGAAGAAGGGTGACGACGATGAAGATGAGGAGCCAGCAACGAAGAGCGAGGCAGAGACAGAGTTAGAGGATCTTAAGAAGGAAATGAAGGAACTTAAAGAGAGCCCACTCTATAAAGCACAACAGGACGTAGAGATTGAAGACGCAGAAACGGCACCAGCACCAAGTTTGCTTGGTAGTATCGTAGGTGCACATTACGGAGGTATTTAATATGGCAGCAGGAATGGGATGGTCGGGCGCAGGCGAGATTGATCACGAGAGTCTATATAAGATGTCTTTCGGGGAACTTTCCGACGAATCGATATATGATGACGGAATGAACGGAATATTTACGAAGGCAGAAGGGGATCAGGTTGTATTGCACGATGGATCTTCGACACTTGAGAAGGCAGTTAACGTGGGTGCGACATCTGGAGCAGCCGGATATGCGTATACCCCGATTGTGTGGGATCAGGATGTAATAGATATCACACGAAAGATGACACCACTTCTTACTCTTATACCGAAACTTACTAATAAGGGTAAAGTTGCACAGTACTACCGTGTTACCGACAGAGGAGCGGCAGCATGGCAAACTGAAGATCCGGCGATCAACGAGACGGATGACACCAGAGAAGAGGCAAGTGAGAGTATCAAGTATCTACGTATCGCAGGTAGAGTTACCGGTGTTGCGCAGGTCGCAGGGGCTCATTTCGAGAGTTCTATGCAAAGAGAAGTTCTGAATAAAACCCAATCTATGAACGAACAGATTGAGAATACACTTCTAAGAGGCGATGCTGCTACTAATCCACTCGAGCACAATGGTCTTGAGAAGATCCTAACTGCAGGTGACCCATATAATGCAATCGAGACTAGTGTCGGTGGTGCGATTACACTAGCAGCCGTAAGAAAGCTTGTAAGTGACTGCTTCAACAAGAAAGGTGCACCAAATCTCTTGATCACAGATTCATATACTGCCGACGATCTAGTTGAGCAACAGATGGATTATGTAAGATATGTTGATCCTAATGTCACTATCGCATGGGGATTGCAAGTTCCAAGCCTTCAGACGGTAGTTGGACGAATTCCTGTACTTGTCAGTCAGTTTATGCCGACTACAAGTACTGAGAGACGAATATTCTGTATTAATACGAATTATGTCCAACAGCGGGTTCTACAGGATATTTCATTTGAGCGGATGGCGAAGACTTCTGACAGTGAGAAGTTTATGCTAAAGACGTATCGAACGATGGTAAACAAGTTCCCTGAAGGTATGGGTCAACTTTACGAGATCAGTGACTGAGTGAGTTTATACTCACTCATTTATTTTATAGGAGGATAAAAATATGGCAGCAATAGTAGCAGAAACAACTTATGACGTAACACCTAATCTGGGTGGAAAGGTTATCAAATTTAAGGGAGTAAAGGCGGCACAGAATGACTTTATCGTTTTCTCGGATCCTGTAGGGGTTGTAGTCGTAAATCAGGCAGACGGTACTGTAGATACGGTAGCATACGCGAATGTAGATTCAACTGATGACGCAGCGGGTGTACTAACTGATGATGCAACTGATGATACTTTTACATACGATAATGTAGGGGCAGCAGACGAACTACCATCAACGAACGGATATATTATGCTTGATAATGAGATTATGCAGTATACCGCAGGTGGAGCCGCAACATCAGGTACTTTTACGGGACTACACCGTGGTCTTTTCGGTACAACTGTGGCGGGACACACACAAAATAAGACTGGGTATAATCTACATACAATAGTACTTGGTGACAGTGTAACCGGACTTGTACGCGGAATCGCAGACGTAATCGAGGAATGAGTGATTTATCACTCTTCTTTTATTTTTAGGAGGTAATATAATATGGATAAAATGAAACTAAATCCATTCCACACTACCGAAGTAGCAGGTTTGACATTTCCGGTTACACAAGTAAACGGACAGACTGCCGGGTGTATGGTTGGAGCGGGAACTTCGGCGAAACCTGTGGATTGTTCTACCACAACGGGTATGAAGTTTAACAGTATTTATACATCATCAGCAGCAACGTCAGGTGACTCAAGAAATACTTATCTACGTCATTATATAAAAGGTATTGGTGGTGCAGGTGAAGCACTTCGAGCATATTGTACCGTATCCGGTGTAGCAGCGTCAGGTACCGTAAATGGTATCCATGCGAGTTTAGATTTCGCTGATGCTGCCAGTACAGCAAGTGGGATGGGGACAGCAGTTCGTGCGACACTACACATACCAGATGAGGCAGCATGGACATCGGGAACGATCACGGCACTTATGGCAGAGGTATATTCCGATGGTGCAGCTTCGGATCCGGACGGCGTTACGGAACTGTCATTCATAAGAGTTGTAAATGGTGGTGATGCAACCGGTATGGCTGATGTAGATGACGATGGATTCCTACTTAGTCTTCAGGGATTTACAGCAGGTGACGCAAAAATGTATAGTGAGAACACTTCAGCGGTTGGTACTACAGCCGGAGCTTTGAAGATAAAAATCGGTGCTAATACACGTTATTTAGCGGTGTTTAGTGATATAGGATCATAGGTAACGAACATGATGAAAATTGATTTGCGGAATTACTCCGTTGAAGTACCAGGACTTGATGAGGAAGGAAACCCGAAAGTATATTATCAGGAATATGATGTGAAAATGTCATTAGTAACATGTATTATGCATCCTGATCTAAAACTTAGCGCGGTTGAGTTGTTAGAACGAGATGAAATTGCACGTAAAATCCGGGATTCTACAGATGAGATTTTACTTGAAGATGCTGAATTTCAGATACTACGAAGTTCCTTTGATATAATCAAAGGATTAACACAAAATGACGTTGAATTGGTAAAACGGGTATTTGACGCAAATCAAGTCGAAGTTACTGAGAAGTAACTTCATCTTTTTATTTTATATTTATTAAATTTATAGGAGTTTATAATATGGGTCCAGATGAAGAAAAAGCGATAAGATTGTTCGAACGAAATGCCAGAGTAATTGACAAAGTCCATCATATTATGGATGTGGAAATACTTGCAACTCTTAAGGAAATCCTCGAAGAACTGCAAAAAATGAATAAACCGGCGACAAAGACCGGTAGACCAAAGAAGACAGAATGATACTAAATTTATAAAGTAGATAATATTATGGCAATAACATATACAGAATTAACAAATGATCAGAAGATGGAAACAGCAGATCTATTACAGAAACTCGAATCGATCAAGGGTGAACTCGCCGACGTACAGACAGCACGAGCGACATCAGAAATTGATTATAGAACACAGGAAGAGGAGTTGAAGGCAGAAGAGAATAAACTAATCCAACTCGTGCGGGATATGCGGAAAGCAACGGTAGAGGCGAAACATATATAGGTATATATAAATGACATGGTATAATAGTTGGGCGAAACGAAAAGCCATAACACTTACTGGAGGTTCTTCGGGACTCGATGCTGATGTATCAAGTAATGCCGGAACTACAAAATTGTTTAAGAGTGCGATATCGGACGATGGTGTAATATTTAAGAAAGAAGAATATGTGAGTGGTGCTTAATTATTACTGGTGATATAAATGGCATGGTATAATAGTAGTTGGCTGAAGCGGAAAGCAATTACCCTAACAGGGGGCGCAAACGGTGACGGATAAACTGTAGGTGAATCATACGAGACTCTGCAGATATTATAGAAATAAAGAGGTAAATTGAATAATGGAACATGTTGATACAAATTATATCTATCCAAAAAATAAAGACATTGATATAATAATTGGGGATAAAAAACAGAAAAATTTTAAACCAAGAATGAAAATTGAAAGATGGGATAATGAGGTTAATTTTTCTGTAGGTATCATATCTACTCATACCGGTAATGATATGGAATCAAGTGGTAAAGTAGAATGGAATGATGGGCATGGTATAAAAGCACGATTTTATCAAAAACCGGAGGATGAATTTGAATTCGAGATCGAACTTGAAAGTGAACCAGAAAATAGAATTGTAGAATTATCAATAGAAACGAAAGGTTTGGATTTCTTTTATCAACCATTCGAAGTCGAGGACGGATGTTTTCGACCTGAGAATGTGAAAGGATCGTATGCGGTTTATCACCATGAAATGAGTGGCGGTAAGTATAGGGCAGGTAAAGCATTTCATATCTATAGACCCCATGTGACAGATATAAATAACAAACAAGAATGGTGTGAATTAGATATCACTAATAATATAATGCGAATTACTGTACCTACAGGTTTGGTATATCCGGTTGTAATTGATCCTACGTTTGGGTGTAGTCCCTCATCACCAGGAGGGAGTGAGTATATAATGTATATTAATTATTTAGTAGGAACGAACTATACATCTTATAGTGAGGATAGTACAGGACAAAGTATAACTGCGTATGTAAAGAAACCTACAGGTGCGGCGCCAACTCATTATTTTAAGGGTGTTATGGCATTAACATCAAATAAAAATATAATATCAAATGGTGTCACTGGAAGTGCTGCTGTGACTTCAGGTACATGGTCATGGGTCACAGCAACATTCACGACTGATCCATCACTACCAGCATCTACAGAATACTGGATAATGTGTATTACTAATGATACAGGTAGACTTGCCTATGATACATGGGCAGCAAGATCTCTAATCGATACTACAAATACATATTCATCCCCGGCAAATCCTACTGATGGAGGTTCCGGTGGTAATATATTTTCAGTGTATTGTACATATACAGAAGTAAGTAATCCAATACCATTAATTATACATCATTTACAAGAACAAAGAATATTATAAAGAGGTAATTATAAAATGGCAATCCCAATCAGACAGAGTACAGCATCACAGGCGGTACCACTTGGATATTTCTTGGATTCGACAGATGGTAATACCGAAGAGACGGCATTAACCATTTCAAATACAGATATAAAATTGTGGAAACATGGTGCTACTACATTAGCGAACAAAAATTCAGGTGGAGCTACACACATGAGTAATGGTATATATTATGCTGTATTGGATGCTACAGATAGTAATACATTAGGAGCACTTATAATATTCGTACATGAATCAGGAGCACTTCCGGTAAAGGTTGAATGTGAAGTTATGACAGCGAACCGGTATGATTCATTAGTCGCAGGTACAGACAAATTACAAGTTGACGCAACAGAGATCTCAGGAGATTCAACAGCAGCAGATAATCTCGAGCTCGATTACGACGGTACAGGATATACAAAGACAAACTCCACAATCGGAACTTGTACAACCAATACCGATATGAGGGGAACGGACAGTGCCGCACTCGCGGCAACAGCTCTTACAGACGTAACATGGACGGATGCAAAAGCGGGATATCTTGATGCGGCGATTACCTCGAGAAATGCGACTACACCACCAACGGTCGGAGAAATCCGAGAGGAAATAGACTCAAATTCAACCCGACTCGATGTCGATGTGTCAACCAGATCGACGGTCACGACAGCACAGGTCAATACCGAAGTTGTGGATGTGTTAAAGACGGATACAACATCAGAAATGTCACAAGGTGCCCCACCTGCGACACCTACAATGGAAGAAATGATGGCATATCTGTATTTCCGATTGAGAAATAAATGTACGACCACCGCAGACGAAGACGCAATGTGGGATGATCTCGGAACTACGAAGTTGGTTAAGGCTACTATTACAGATAATGGTACAACACTTACGAAGGGTGAATATGTATCAGGTGCACCATAATAATATATAAAGGAGGAGAATATGGGAATTGATACTAAGGACAGGAGGAAATCTGTAGTTAATTGGTTCCTACGTTTACTCCCGTCACCTGATACCATAATCGATACTGCGGATCGTGCGCATATAGGCGGGTTATATCGTGGTTTATTTGCTGCATTAAATATACTTTCTACGACAGCAGATCTATTAATATATACGAGAAAACTTAAATCGTTTACATCTGATTTATTAATATATGTAAGGAATATTAAATCGTTAACATCTGATTTATTAGTTAAAAAATTAGATATAATCAAATCGTTAACATCTGATTTATTAGTTAAAAGATTAGATATAGTTAAATCGTTTACATCTGATTTATTAGTTAAAAGATTAGATATAATCAAATCGTTAACATCTGATTTATTAGTTAAAAGATTAGATATAATCAAATCGTTAACATCTGATTTATTAGTTAAAAGA